CCGACGCAGCACCAGGCGACGAGCCTGATGTGCCCGACGCCGACGATTCCGCTGTGACCGACGAGCCCGCGCAGGCCGCCGAGGTCGCCAGCGAACCCATCGCAGCAGCGCAGCCGGCCCAGGCCGACGACGCGCAAGACGACGCACCCAAGCCAACCACCTACGTGGTGAGCATGCCGGGCGACTACAAAGCCCAGCGCACCGAGCTGCTCAAGGCCAAGGCCGAGGCGATGAAGCAGCTGATGGACGGCGAGCTGGACGCGGAAGAGTTCGCGGCCAATGAATCCGAGATCTCCGACAAGCTCGAAGACCTGACCGCGCAGCGCATCCGGGCCGAAACGCTGCAGGAGGCCAACACGCAAACCCAGGCGGTCTACCAGCAGCGCGAGATCCAGAAGCTTATTCGCACCGCCAAGGTCGATGGCTTGGATTACACCCAGGATCCAAGCGCTGCAAAGCAGTTTGACACCGCATTGGCTGTGATCAGCGCGGACCCCGACAACAAAGGGGCCGATTACGCCGAGCTGATTTCCGAGGCGCACCAAATGGTGATGAGCCGGCGCGGGCTCAAAGCAGTCGCACCCGCGAAAACCACCGAGGCGCCCAAACGAGGCGGCCCGCAGCCACCGCAGACGCTATCGGGCTTGCCCACGGCGGCCAGCGGCAATGCCAAGAGCGTGGAGCGCACCCTGGCCGAGCTCAGTGGCGACGACCTGGAGCGCGCATTCAACTCGCTGCCCAAAGCCGAACTCGACCGATTGCTCAAGAGCTGAACATGACACATGAATCGGGGACAAAGGGCATGGCGGTTGACCTGCGCAGTGGCAGAACGATTGTCCTGTCGCTGAAAGATTTGCCAAGCGTTGACACCGAAAATTTGTGCATAAAAATCACATTAGAGGCCAAAACTGGGCGAGTGGCGCGATTACATGTAGTCGCACCGCGCGCCGTGAAAATTGGCTTGCCCTGAATTGCGCAGGTCCCCGCAGTAGGCTCGCAAGAGTGAGCAAAGCCAAAACACCACAAGGAGGTCTAAATGGCTGCATCAACCACCCCTGTCCTGCCTACCGACCCGGGCGCGCGAAAAGCGTGGGCCTACCAAGTTGGTAAAGAGGGCGCCGAAAAACAATACTGGTCTCGCATGATGGGCGGTGAAGGCACGAAAGCCGTCATCGTCAAGCGCACTGAGCTCAAAAAGGGCCAGGGCGACGAGATCACCACCCTGATCACGGCCAAGCTGCAAGGCCCGCCGCGTGTGGGCTCCGAGCGGCTGGAGGGCACTGAAAAGCGCATCACCCAGTTCGACACCAAGATCAAGATTGGCTTGATCCGCGAAGGCGTGAACGTGGGCTCGATCATGGACGAGCAGCGCACCGGCCAACAGCTGGGCGCCATCGGCCGTGAAGTGCTGGCCGACTGGCTGGCCGAGTACATGGAGCAGTTCCTGCATTGCCACATTGCGGGCGAAGTAGGTATCGGCGCTTGCATGACCAACGTCAAGGGCGCAGACGGCGAGTTCAAGCGGATCGAGATGCCCCTGCTGCCAATCGACGCCAAGCACCTGATCACCGGCGCCAAGGGCGAGCTGACCAAGGAAACGCTGACGGCTGGTTCGCTGATGACGCTGTACACGCTCAACAGCGCAGCGCGCAACAAGCTGACCAAGATGTTTGGCGGCATCAACAGCGCGAGCAAGATCGAAAAAGCCAACGTGGGCGGCAAGAGCGCTTATGTGGCCTGCCTGCCTCCCGAGGTGATGGCCGACCTGCGCAACGACATCGGTGACGCTGGCTGGGTTTCCTGGCAGAACGCCCTGGTGCGCAACATGGGCGCCAAGGCTGGCCCGTTCGTCGAAGGCGGCGGCATGTACGACAACATGATCGTGGACGAGACGCCTTGCGGCACCTACCTGGAGGGCTACGGCTCCGGTGGCGCAGTGAAGGCAGCCCGCTCGTTCGTGATGGGTGCTGGCGCTGCTGCCTTTGCCCAGGGCAAAAAGGGCCTGAAAGACGGCCTGAGCGTGGAGCTGGAAGAAGACAGCGACGACCGTGGCCATGAGCGTGTGATCCACCTCAAGGCCATCTTCGATGCCACCCGTGTCCACTACAAGGACATGGCGCACGGGATGATCGCGGTGGATACCGCCTTCACCCCAGCACCAGGCGGCGACATCTAAGCCCATACCCCCGGCCGTTTGAGCCGGGGGGCAACCCTCATTCAAGGAGTTAAACATGGCCTTTCGCCAATCCCCCGAAGCAGCCACCGGCGCAGTCCGTGGCGCCATCACCGCCAGCCAGCCCACCGTGGTGCTGGTGGACTACACCATCCCCGCCGGCGTGCTGGTCAACGACATCACCGAAATGGGCGCAATCCCGCACGGCTGCCGCGTGATCGACACCAACGTGTTCTCTGACGGCCTGGGCACGAACTGCACCGTGGACGTGGGCACGCTGTCTGGTGTGTACGCCAAGAACGACGAAGCCCGCACCATGGGCAACGAGTTCTATGCGGGCGTGGCTGTTGCCGCCGCCGGCCTGGCGCCGCGCGCCACCAAGAACCCGGGCGCCTTCACCGCCAAAGAGTCGGCCACCGGCTTTGGCGTGAAGTTCCTGGGCGCAGTCCCCACCGCCGGCAAGAAGCTGACGGTTGTTCTGACCTGCGTGAGCAAGTAATGGCAACGCGCGGCAGCAAGGCACAAGCGGCTTCAGTCTCTGAGGTCATGGACGCCCGAACGCTGCGCGACTACCCGCCACACGAGCGCGACAACGCTCAGAAAGTCCATGGCGCCGCCCTGCGAGAGCTTGGCCGGCGCCATGGCATCCCAACATCCACCATGGCCAGCATGAGCGAGGACAAGCTGCGCAAGCAGATCAGCCACGCCCAAAGCGCTGCGTCCATGAGAGAGTCCGGCCATGCGGTGGGCTGACTTCGGCCCCTACGTCCTGCCCTATGTGATCGGGTGCCCCTACCCGACAATGGAGCTGCACACCAAGCTCGCAGCCATCGAGTTCTGCGAGAAGACCAAGTGCTGGGTGAAGCCGCTTGACCCGGCCCAGACTTACGGGCAGCACCTGCTGGAAGTTGACGCCAGCTTTGAGAAAGCACGCATCGTTGACATTCAACTGGTGCAGGTTGACGGCGTTGAGTGGCCTATCGTTGACCCAACGGTTGGCATCCGGCGCGCCCAGGCAGACGATGGCCGGGCTTTTTGCTTTCCTGCGACCGGCGGCGTGATGATCTACCCGCTGCAGCCCAGCGGCACCAATGTTGTGGTCACGGCGTCTTTGGTGCCCACGCTGGCGGCCACCTCGCTCGACGCATTGCTGTACGAGCACATCGACACCATTGCCAATGGCGCCATCGCCAGGATCATGCGCATCCCGGGCCAGACGTTCACCGGCGACACGGGCCTGTTCGAGGGCATCTTCCGCGAAGGCATCAAAACCGAGTCGTCCAGGCTGGCGCGCGGGAACATTGCTGTTGCGCAGCGGGCCACGCCATCCTTCATGTGATGCGTTGACTCCGAAAAATTGAGTGGGATTCTTGTCGCATCGACAGGAGCCCATTCATGACCATCGCCGCAAGCTACATCTTTTCGCAAGTCACCCGCGAAACCAACGACGACACCGCCATCCGTTGGACGATGCCTGAGCTGGCAGGCTACTTCAATGACGGGCAGCGCGATATTTCGATGCACCGCCCGGACGCCATGAACACCCGGGTGTCGCATGCGCTGGTGGCGGGCGCGAAGCAGTCGCTTCCCGCTGGTGGCGAGAAGCTGATCGACATCAACAACAACACGAGCGGCCTGGGCTCAATCAGCCAGGTCAACCGGCGCATTCTGGACGAGCAAACGCGCGGCTGGCGTGCACTGCCTGGCGCAACGACCATCCAGCACTTCATGTACGACCCGCGCGACCCGCGCACGTTTGAGGTGTACCCACCGGCTGCAGTGGGCGCATCGGTGGAGCTGGAATACGCAGCGATTCCGGCCAACATCGCCATACCAGCAGCAGGCAGCCTGCCAGCGGCGGCCGTTGGCAACATGACCTTGGGCGACCTGTTTGCCAATGCCTTGGTGAACTACATCCTGTACCGCTGCTACCGCAAGGACACCGAGTACACGGCCAACCCACAGCGGGCGGTGGCTTATTACCAGGCCTACATCAACGACTTGGGCATTGAAGCCAAAGGCAACCTGATGGCGCTGATGCCTGCGACGCCGATGCCTCAGCAGACGGCCGGCTAAACGGGGCCCACCATGCTGCAAACCGTTGCCGTCACCTGTACCGCTTACGACCAGAACGGCGACCCCGTTGCTGGCGGGCGGGTTGTTGCTGTTCTGGATCAAACCGAGATTGACGGCGGTTTTGTGGTGCCGGAGAAGGTCGAGGGCGTGACCGATGCCCAAGGCGTTTGCGTGCTGCAGCTCTGGCCCAATGCGCTGGGCGTGGCCGGGTCGGGCTACCTGATCCGGGCCTGGAACCCAGACACCGGCAAGCGCTACCTGGATGCGCGCGCGGTGGTGCCCAACAGCAACTGCCGCCTGGAAGACATCTTGGTGCAGGAGCCCTATCCGGCCATCGACGCGGCCCAGCAGGCGCTGATTGCTGCTCAAGGTGCTCTGGCCCCAGTGATGCAGCAGGCCCAAGCCGCTGCAGCCTCTGCCCTGGTGGCACAAGACGCCGAAGACGGCGCCCTGGCCGCTGAAAGTGCTGCCCAGGCATCGGCCACCGCAGCCCAGGCAAGCCAGCAGGCAGCAGCCGCAAGCCAGGCTGGGGCATCGAGCAGCGCAAGCGCGGCCACCGGTGCAGCCAGCACGGCCACTGCCGCTGCCACTGCTTCCCAATCCGCGCGCGATACCGCCCAGGGCGCCGCCTTGACGGCCACCACGCAAGCTACCGCTGCCATGCTGAGTGCACAGGCAGCCGATGCCAGCGCCACCGAAGCCGCAACCAGCGCAGCCAGCGCCACTGCCGACCGTTCGCAGACGGGCATTGATCGCACCGCCACCGCTGCCGACCGAGTGCAGACTGGCCA